CCGCGATCTCAAGGGGGGGGGATCACCAGCACACGTCACTCAGGTTTGGCGACACATTGGCGATACATCCCGCTGATCCGCAGGAACCCTACGCTTTCGTCAGGCTACGGACCTGAAACTACTGGATCGTCGGCTTCTTCGCCGCCTCACGCGCGCGTACTGGTAAACGTTGTGCGATAGTACCCTCACCACTCTCTTCGCTTACCTTGCCCTGTACAGCCCTCAGCGCGTCCACATAGCTACTCTCTGCGCTATGCTCATGCTGTATCCGATCACCAAAGCCTTTCGGCGCCATCCGTGCTGCGCTCCACTTCAAGCCATCGATAGCTGCTCTCAGCATTGCGCTATCCTTATACTTCCCCTGCAAGCCAGCCAGACTGATCTCAGCCACCAGCTCACCATAGTAATTCCCGCGCTCTTCCTTTGCCTTCTCGTACTGTGCAGCGAACTCAGGATCGTTCTCAGCCCACTTGATGATCGTCTGCGTTGACGGCATGCCTTCAGACTTACAAGCCTGTGCAGCGCTGCGTCCGTTGCGGATTGCCTCTAGAAAGCGTCCGACGATCTCAGGAGTCTTTTTGCTTGGATATGCCATTGAACGTTTGTCCGCTTTCCTCGTGTACTGCGTCCTGTCCTGTAAAGTCCTGCCACCGCTTCACGATGACATCGACGTACTTCTCATCAAGCTCCGCTAAATAAGCATTGCGCCCGCTCTTCTCCGCAGCAATCAGCGTGGAGCCAGAGCCACCGAAGACATCAAGCACGATGTCGGCGCCTTTAGTGTTGTTCAGTATCTGGTACTCGATCAGGTCCACCGGCTTCATAGTCGGGTGCACATCGTTCCGCTTAGGCCGGTCAAAGCGCAGGATAGTCGTCTGCTTACGATCTGACGCCCATAGATGTGCTGCGCCCTTCTTCCACCCGTAAAGACACGGCTCGTGCTTCCAGTGATAGTCCTGTCGGCCCATCACCATCACGTCTTTGTCCCAGATCAGGCACTGCCTGACCTCCCAATTGACATCAAAGCAAGCACCTCTGAAGTTGTATCCTTCTGAGTCAGCGTGCCAGATATAGAACACTGCACCCTGCTTCATCACTGTATCCGCAGTGGCGAAGCTGTCGCATAGGAACTGGCGGAAGCCAGTGTCACTCATCACGTCGTTCTGTATCTTCAGTGCGTCTTTGGTCTTGCCAGTGTAGTCCACGTTATAGGGCGGATCGGTGAGGAACATATCGGCAAGCTGACCGTTCATCAGCTTCTCTACATCCGTCTGCACCGTTGCATCGCCGCAGATCACCCGATGCCGTCCCAGCACCCATACATCGCCTGTAGCGGTGACAGGTATCGTCGGCAGCTCCGGAGCGTCATCCGCGTCCGTCAGGCCGTCCTCAACCTTATTAGCCTCTGCAAGCAGGCTGTTGATCTCATCTTCACCGAAGCCGGTCAGGTCCAGATTGAACCCTTCGCCCAACAGCTCCTCGACCTCAATAGCCAGCAGCTCCTGATCCCAGCCGGCATTGAGAGCCAGCTTGTTATCAGCAATCACATAAGCACGCTTTTGCGCGTCGGTCAGATGCCCCAGCGTAATGGTCGGCACTCTATCGGCTCCCAGCCGTTGTGCTGCCATCAAGCGTCCGTGTCCCGCAATGATCGTCCCAGACTCATCGATCAGGATCGGATTGGTCCAGCCAAACTCTTTGATGCTTGCTGCTACCTGCGCAACCTGCTCGTCGCTATGCGTGCGGCTGTTGCGTGCAAAAGGCGTGACCTGAGCGACACTCAGCCACTCAACCTGAATATCATCCACAAAAAAAGCGCCCCTTCGGCGCAATTGTTCACTCTTGCAAAGAAGATATCAGATTCGTCCCCGCATAGCAAGTATGCGCATAATTGCTTGCATTATTTACTGTCAGGCATATTATCAGCATAAATGCTCATGAGGAGGTTTGCATGAAAGAAGACATAAAATTCTGGATAGAGCAGATCGTCACTTCGATTCTGTTCTTTGGCCTGATGGTGGCTTTGTACGTCTTGCTGGTCGTCATGTTTCCTGACCCTACGGTGTGGTGATGATCTGCCCTGAGTGTGATGGCGACGGACAGCGCTGGTACGAGGTAAAGCGCTATGGCGGCCCGCCCGGTGCTTACAGCCCTTTTGAAGATGTTTTTATGACTTGTGAACGGTGCGATGGCACCGGCGAAGTCCGATGTGAGGAGGAAGATGATGAGTCGTGAAGAAACAATCAAGGAACAGAAATACCAAGCCTTCAGTAAAGGCTTTCATAACATCGTTAAAATGGACAACAAGCGGGACCAATTTGATCTGCTTTTTGCCATGCGGATGAACATTGAAATAGAAAACGATCCGTATTTTGAGCCGGTAAAGATGAAGGTCGACGCTGTTTTAACGTATCAAGGGTTGAGCCTGTTTCAGATGGGCGGCCATGATCTGCGTGATGATGACATTATGGGTTACTGCTCACATTGCATCGACGTGCTGATCGAGGAGATTTCCTATATCCGCTATTGCGGCGGCGATATGGACCGCGTGTTTGAAATCTGGATCAACAAGATCGACGAGATGGAGGAAGAGTTGCATCAGAAGGGAGAAGCATGCTTGCCGCCCCAAGTTCAAGAGAGACGTCGCAAAGCTAAGGACGGCGATCATGCAGACGCTTAAACGCGCCCTCTAGGCTATCCAGAGCCATCCGTAATATCTCGGTCGCAGCCTTCGGGTTGCGGCCATTTCTTTTAGCCCACTCCGGTGCAGAGTAGTCGTACAACACCACATCCTGCACGCAGCCAAACATCTCCGACCCCATCAGCCACTTCAGCTTAAAAAAATCCATCAACGCATTGGCGCCTCTATCGCTTTGAGCGGCGGTGCCTGTCGGCAGTGCGTCTAAGCTGCCTGTTACCTTCTGCGCCTGCCCTGCGGCCCTATAGAGCGCCAGCAACCGCTCGGCAGTAACGTGCTGGTGCGGCTGTATATGCCGGTGCTTCAAATAATAGTCGATCCATAGCTGATCGGTGACCCGCGTCCGTTTCTTACCTGCCTTAGCCGTCTCGACCTTTTCGACGGTATGGTGCTGGAGAAACTCATCCGTAGGTGTGAGTTGGTTTGGGTCGCTCATCAATCCACCCTTTCTTCAGGACGTAGTGCCAGAGATGCGGGACGTACTGGAGCGTGCGGTTCCGCATCATTTCGTTCTGCATGATCTCCCGCTCAAATTCCTCTTTGCTTTCCGGCAGCCAATTGCGTGAGCCAACCGGCGGCTTCAAACTTGTGGCCTCCTCCGTTAAATCGTCATCCCAGCGGCCCTGCTGTAACCACGTCGTCGGATGCACAATGAAGCGGGCAGGCGTGCCATCCGCCTTCACCTTCTTCGCATATCGCACTATCCCCTGCTTCAGCGTGTCAGCATCAACGTTCTTGCGCGCTACTTTGAAGGCTTCCAATGCTGCCTTCTTCCCCACCTTCTTCGGGACAGCCCCCCAGAAGTCTTCAAATGCAGATTTGATGGAGTCTTTTTGTTCACTATCGTTAATTACTGTTTGGGGGACATCTGGTGTCATGACCCCCATGACATCTGATGTCATGACCCCCATGACACCGGTGTCATGATGACAGGATGTCATGGTAGGCAAATAATACTGATTTGTCTGGCTAGGACTCCGAACCGTTGCGACCAGTTTCATCTCTTCCAGCATGGCTATTTTCCGGCTGACGGTACGGCGGGTGCAATCCGCCATATCAGCTAGCCGCTCAACCGAAGGCCATGCATAGCCACGATCCTCGTTGTACTTATCCGCAATTCCTATGAGGACCAGCTTGGCTGTCGGGTCGGACAGCTTTTGTCTAAATGCCCACTCAATCGCTTTGATGCTCATTTAAGTCTCCCAGTTTCAATAATGCATCCTTCGGTATAAAAAAAGCCGGCCCGTGCCCGCCGTGATCCTGTAGCCACTCCTTTCGTTTTGCGTCCTCCGATTTGATCCAACCCCAGACCCGATAGTCCGGAGACCTACCTGTAACCAATATGAACACCCGACCATTAGGATCGGTGTCGCGTATGATCAAGTCGTGTTCGTGGTTCAGCCGCGTCCTTACCTCCCAGCCGGTAGAGTCCAGATCGCCCTGACGTTTGAAGGTGTTGATTGAGCCGCCCCAATATTTGCCCATTGCCTTAGCCACAGCGACCTCACCGCAGGCGCCTTCGATATGGTTCTGCCAATGGTGCAGGTTGCCCATCTTGCTTTCATAGCCGCGCTTCAGGGCCGCAATATGACGCAAGCAGGCTGCGTTGGACGCCATCGCCAGCTCGTAGTCGGTAAGCGTGATCTCAATCATTTGACTGTCCCATGCTCCGACAGGCCGGAGCGCTTATGTTTGAAGTCATTGAGGTTTGCGCAGCGGAGGCAGATGCGGTGGCCGGCGTGGTAGCTTTCAAACATCCGCCCGCAATGCAGGCAACGACGCTTTCTTGTGCGGTGATCTTTTCTGGCATAATGGCTGCCATTAGGAGGGGGGCTGGCCATCGTGTTTTCCCGCCAGCAAATCAAAAAAGTCGCCCATGTCGAGGACGACCAGCTCTCTTTTGTTATCGGCCTTTATGACAAGCGCATCGTTATCAGCCATCCAATCATAAATTTGTTTGAAGCCGGCGGCTCGGCACTTCACCTCAAGCACCCAATCCTCCCCGCTCTTAGCTTTGACGACGACGTCTCCTTTGATGCTTGCCCCTCCGGACAGCGGGACACGGTAAGCTGCCACGCCGTGATCGAGGGCCTTTAGCCTGACATTGTTTTCTGTCCGGTAGCCCTTATCGCGCTGGCTCTTCCCCATCAGCCAAAAACGACCTTCTTAACGCTCTGCCAAAATGAGGCAGGCTCCGAAATCGCTGGCTGATCACCGCGCCGTTTCGCATGAATCTTTTTCAACAAAGCAGAGTGAGCAGCACGGCGCTCTGGCGACCACTTGACAC